CACGCTCATGAGCATGATCACGAGCACACCCACTGGAATGGGATCGTCCATTCCCACGAACACGCCCACACCCACTCGCATGCCCACGACGACGCGCATGAGCACGTCGACGACAAGCAGGGCAGCGAGCACGACCACAGCCACATGGACTCCTACGGGAACAACGAGCACCCGCACGAGGAGTCCAAGAAGAGTGCCGAGCCCGACATCACCATGACTGGTGACGAGCTGGCCGAGCACATGACGGCATTCGCCGTCCCCTACATCGAACCCGTTGACGGCGACGGTGTCGTCACGGCCTCGCAGGAAGCTCCTGAGAGCATCCCTGAGAACGAGGAAGGGGTCACCGCAAGTGACCTCACCGGGCAGCCCGAGGTGGCAGAGGTGGAGTCGGCGCTCCTTGCATTGGAGCCCACCGTCATCGCTTCTCTTCGCACCTCCAGCGATCTCCTGAAGGCGATCACCCGCGAGCTGATCGACACGAAGGCGACGTTGAGCGAAGTCACCACCGAGCGGGACGAGGTCATGGGGGTCACCGAGAAGGTGGTCCAGAACATGGCCGAGATCCTCACGAAGCTGTCCAAGACCCCTGTGGGTCGCCGCGCCGTAGTCCGCGAGGTGAACGACCAGTTCGCCAGCCTCAAGTCGGTCTACAGCGAGGAGTTCCTCACCCTCCTGAAGAAAGGCAAGTAACCAGCATGGTGCTTTCACCTGAGCTGGCGGCCCTCCTCAAGGGAGTTCTCGAGACGCAGGAGCAGATCGGCGCGACTCTGCTCAAGATGAACGAGGCTCCCAATGTTGCTACCCCGGCTCCGGCCGTGGGTATCGAGCAGCAGGCCGCTCCAGCCGTCGAGACCAACCGTCGCTACATCACGCCCGAAGAGCGCCAGACGCTCTCTTCGAGCCTCCGCACCAAGTCCATCGCCGAGATCTCGGCCCTGATCACGCATCAGGCGTCGAAGCCCGACACGGGCGTTCCGCTCGGCCTCTGGCTGAACACGGCTGGGTTCGCTGCCCAGAACGTCTTCAACCAGCTTGGTGGCATGGTGGATCCCACCATCGCCAAGGCCCTCGACGCGGGGGCTGTCGGAGCCCTGATCCGGCAGGACCTCGAGCCGATGCTCTACGAGGTCTTCATCCGCACGTTCCCGGCGTACGAGCGCATCGCGAAGGAACCGGCCAACGGCCTCCTGCATGCGTGGAACCAGATCACCGCCTACGGTGGTGCGAAGTTCATGGCCGAGCTGGGGACCGTCTCGGACGACCAGAGCACGTTCCATCGCGAGTCGACGAACATCGCGATCCTCGCCACCCGGCGCGGCATTTCGCTGAAGTCGCAGTTCGCTGTGATGGCAGGCGGGATGAACTACAACCCGGAAGCCATCGAGATGCAGGGTGGCCTTCGGGCCATGGCGCACACGATGCAGAAGGCCATCTTCGAGGGGCAGTCCACGGTCACGACCGGGACCGCCGCCGACGAGAGCGGCCTCTACGACGCGAACGGCTTCACCGGCCTTCGCTCGCTCCTGAACACGGCCAACGCCGTGAACCTCGACCCGTCCGTCAACCCGACGACCTCCGGTTCGTTCCGGCAGGCCATCGACAAGGCCGAGCTTCCGGTCACCCAGTCGCAGGGTCTGACCTCGATCATCTGGGGCCATCCGCAGGAGAAGATCACCTTCGACGAGCAGCAGGACCCGAACGTCCGTCTGATCGGGCCTGACTACATGAACATCGGCGTCGGCGCGACGGCTCAGGCCGTCAACACCTACGCCGGTCGGATCCCCTTCGCCGTGGTCCCCGGAGACTCGATCTCCTCGTACACCGACGGTGGCGGGACGCTTCGGCGCGACCTGTACATGCTGGACGAGGGGAGCATCACGATGCCCTACCTCGGCAGCCCGGGCCCCACGGTCCTCGAGATCCCCATCGGCATCTCGGGCCAGCTCACCCACCTGTTCATCATCTTCATGATGAATGGCCTCGCGGTGAAGGTCCTTCCGTGGAACAACAAGGTCCGGGTGAAGGTCGCCTCCTGATCTCGTTGGTGATTGAGGGGGCCGAGGTCTACCACCCCGGCCCTCTCCACTCCCCGGAGGAACGATGCAGTACCTGACCCCAGCACGCTTCAAGCAGATGGGCTTCGGGATCGACGTCTCCGAGCTGGACGACGCCGAGCTGCTCGCTCTGGAGCGGGCTGCCACCACCGCAGCCAACCTGTACTGCAACGTGCCACGCATCCCCCAGATGCACGACTTTCGGGGCGGCATCATCACCAACGAGCGTCACGTCTGGCGCTACCCGGTGACCCCCTTCGAGATTGGGCAGAGGCGGTTCTACCCGTTCCACTGGCCGATCATCTCGGTCGAGTCGTTCCGCATCAACGTCACGAACACCCAGTACGTCGAGATCGCGGCGCACGACCTGATGATCAACAACACCGACCGCTACTTCGAGGTCGTCTCCCTCGCCCTGACCAGCAGCGGCCTCTTCAACGCCCTCATCATCCCCAACGTGGGACTCGCCACTCCTGTGGCCTCGAGCAGCTACACGTACGGCTGGGACCTCGTCGAGAACGACGAGACGCTGGCGAACACCGACGGCCAGACGTACCGAGCCCAGAACCAGTTCTGGCTCTCGGGGCTCGACCAGTACGGCGTCGACCGGACGCCCGTGATCAAGAAGAACGGCTCCGTCGTCAGCTCCGGCTTCACCATCGACATGACCGAGGGGACCGTGGTCTTCACGGATCAGCTCGTCGCTACGGATACGGTGACGGCCACCTACCACTACCCGCTTCCGCCTGACATCCAGTTCGGAGTGGCCCAGATCATGGTCTGGCTGCACACCGAGGCGGAGATGCACCAGCGCGGCATGGCGCACCTGAACTCCCTCCAGATCGGAGAGGTCAAGATGCAGCGGCCCCGGGTGTTCGCTCCTCCTCCCGGTCTGGCGGCCAGCCTCGACACCCTCATCCCTGAAGCGGCGATGTACCTGTCCAGCTTCCGCTCAGACAACATCTCGGTACGGGCGTGAGCGGGCCGCCCCCCATCGACACCAACAAGAACAGGTTCGTCTACCCGTCCCAGATGGACGCCATCGCGAAGTTCGTCAGCCGCCTCGGGATGATCGACGACATCGAGGTGCGGCGCAGGACCCCCAACGTCGATCCTGCCGCCCCTGCCAACGCCTACGGCGATGACTCCCTCGACTTCATCCCCACGCAGGACTCCCGCAGGCACTGGGTGAAGGGCTGGGTCTACAGCACCCCGGCCACGGTTCAGGAGGTCGACTCCGGGGCAATCATCACGGTCAACACCTACGTCCTCCGCGTCCCCATCGGAACGGACATCCTCGCGGGCGACGAGGTCTTCCTCGACCCCGACACCTACACCGTCTCTTCGATCAATGACGAGAACACGTGGAAGGTGCTGATCGACTGCAACCTGCGGAAGCGCGAGTGATCGACTTCGGGGCCCTCCTCCAGAACGTCTTCGAGGGAGCGGTCCAAGGTCTCGCTCAGGGGGCTCAGGTGGTGGCCCAGAGGGCCAAGGCTCGAGCGCCGGTTCGTAGCGTCTTCGGCGGTGGCGGAGGAGTCCGTACCAAAACGGCAGGCGAGATCGAGGCCGTCAGGTCCTCTCGAGACGCGGTCTTCAAGGCGGGTGGGCCACCCACGGCGATCAGGCCCGAACAGCTCGGGCAGGCGACCATCACGACGGGCAAGCCGCCCACCCACTGGAGGGAGCGTCGTCTGGCAGCGGCCAGCAGGCTCCTGACTCAATACGACATCGAGCTGTCCCGCCGCAAGGCGGGATACGCACCCCAGAAGACGATGCTCTCGAGACGCGGGGCGTACGAGGTTCGCAGCGGGCGGGCCAACTTCGCCACGTGGGAGCACCTCAAGGTTGGTGGAAGACTCCGTGGCGAGATCTACGCCACGGATCCAAGCGTCTCTGGCGATCACGCCGAGGCATGGGTCATCTCCCCTACGGAGTACGCGAAGTTTCAGGAGTTCGGCACGCGTCACAACGCCGCCCACCCCTTCCTTCGCCCCGCCGCAGAGGAGAGCCGCAGTGAAGTCGCCGCCATGGTGGCGGAAGCCGTTCGTGGAGCCCTGTCGCACGGGACCACGAAGATCGGGCTCGAGATCGTGGTGCGACTGTGAAAGGGGAATGACTGATGGCGGCAACGTCCACCGTCGCCCCTGTCAAGAGAGCGGTCGTGCAGAAGCTCCGTGCTTCCTCGCCACTCGTGGCCGCCATCGCAGGCGGAATACACGAGGCGGTCGCTCCCCGCAAGGTGAAGTACCCCTTCATCGTGTATCAGATCGTCGCCTCGTCGTACGAATACGACTGGACGGCGATGCAGATCCACGCCCTGATGGACATCTCCACCTATGCGGTGAACCCCGTCGATGCCAATAACATCGACGCGCTCATTGCTAGGGCGCTCAACGATGCTGCGCTCACAGTCGATGGGCAGGCCAACCTGCTTTGCCGCCGGGTCGGGGATCTGCCAACGGGGCCAGACGTCGACTCCGAGGGGAAGCGCATCTATCAGGTCGGGGGCACGTACTCGATCTGGACCGACCAGCCTCTGGGAACGCCCTGATGGCTGGGCGGAAGTTGCATGGCAAGAACGGTGCGATCTACATCAACGGGGTGAAGGTCACCAACAAGACCGAGTGGACCCTGAACATGGCTCGTGACTACGCCGACGTGTCCACCTTTCGCGATGCGAACAAGGTGTATGCGGCGGGGCTCATGGACGTGAGCGGGACCTTCGCTGGGCTCTTGGACCTCGACGGGGACGCCCTCGTCCAGAGCAACACGGGGACGGCAGTGACCGTCGCTGTGTACGCCAAGGACGGTGAAGCGGCCATCGCCTCAGGCCCCGCCTACGTGGACGCATCCGTGACTGCCAGCATCTCCGACGCAGTCCGCTGCAGCGGCAACTTCAAGGCCGCCGGAGCATGGACTATCGGTTAGATCCCCTTGAAAGGATTTCCTCATGGCAGTAGGAGCAGGCACCAAGCTTCATGGCAAGAACGGTGCCATCTACATGCACGGGCCCAAGGGCGTCGGCGTGAAGGTCACCACGAAGACGGAGTGGACGCTCAACCTCAACCGCGACTTCGTCGACGCGACCGTCTTCGGCGACACGAACAAGACCTACCTCGTGGGTCTTCGGGACGTCTCCGGCACGTTCGCCGGTCTCCTCGACGTGAGCGGTGACTATCAGGTCAACGCCGCGACGAGCGACAGCATCGACGTCTACCTGTACGCGGACGACCGCGCAGGCTTCGAGATGCTCGTTGGCTACGGCCCGAGCCTGATCGACGCCGCGATCACCGCGTCCATCTCGGACGCGATCAAGACGACCGGCAACTTCAAGGCTGCCGGAGCATGGACCGTGTTCAACTCTGGGTCTCTCTGAGCCCAGTAATCTCGTAACATCCACGCTGGAGGCGGTATAAACGCCCCCTCCCGGCCGCTGCCGCCTCCAGCGCGACAAAGGGATGGCGATGGGATACCTGTTCAAGACCATCCGGTCAGGGATTTTCAAGCCCGCCGGAACCGTAGAAATCCCCTTCCTCGGAGCGAAGGTGGGGGAACTGCAGTCGTGGACTCTTCAGCGGCGTGGTGATCAAGGCCCGGATGCGGGCTTCTACGATCTCCACGCCGTCTTCTCATTTCTGAGCGATGCGCTCTGGAATGACCCCGAGTACGACAAGGTCGTGCTCCTGAACCTCAACCCCTACCGGCAGTACAGGCTCGAGACGACCACCGACTCGCGAACGGTGCGCGAGGGTCGGAGCCTACTGATAGAAAAGGTGACGATCCACAATGCCAAAGAACCAGCCGCTGACGCCTGACTTCCTCGAGGAGGAGGTCAACATCCGGGGCATCATCTACCACCTGCGCGAACTCTCCATCGGGGAGTACGACGAGCTGGTGACGAAGGCCACCAAGAAGATCACGAACCCGATCACGGGCGAGGACACGGAGACCATCGACAACGCCGTGCTTCTCAAGATGATGGTCCTGAGGTGCTCCTTCGACCCCAAGATCAACGCGGAGATGCTCTCGGGCTTCCCCATGCGAGTGGTCTTGAAGCTCAACACGACCGTCAACCGCATGCACTACGGTGACGAGCCCGAAGGCAAGAAGGTCGAGAAGTCCGAGCTTGATGGGCTCGAGGAAGAGACGGCCAAGGGAAACGCCTGACCACTCGTGACCTCATCTTCCGTATTGCCCGCCAGTACGGGAAGTGGCCTCACGAGGTATCGGCACTCCCTTTTCACTACTACCTCGCCTTGCGCGAGGATTGGGTGAAGGGAAACACCATCGCCACCGAAGGCGACAGCTTGCCCACGGCAGACGACGTCATCGAGTTCAACGCTGAGTCTCACACGGGTGAGGCGGTGTAGATCGCGGCGAGGCGATCATGGGAAACACGGAAGTCGAGACCATCGGCGTACGGCTCACGCTGGACGCCTCTGGGTTTGCGGGAGGGGCCGACAAGGCCACCTCGTCGATGAATGCCTTCACGGCTGCTGCCGAGAGGGCCGTCTCCGGCGCGGGTCAGATGAAGGCGCTGGGCGGGGCGCAGGTTGCCGGTGGCGGGCGGACCGTGGCCGGGGGCAACCCTGCACAGATGGCGGCTGTAAACGTCCCCCTGACGGTCAACGCGGAGAGCCTCGCCACTCTCCGCGCCCAGATCATCAAGGGCCTCGGCTCCATCCCGATCAACATCACCCCGACGGTCTCGAAGGCCATCGCGGCTGAGGCCAAGGCAGTGGTCTCGGCCGTCTCTACCCCTGCCATCGGAACGCGCTCAGGGGCTGCCAGAGCCGTTGAGACGGCCGTTCGCAACAACCTGCCCACCCGTGCCCACGGGGGCCCTGTCGAGCAAGGACGGCCTGTTGTGGTGGGGGAGAGGCGACCCGAGGTCTACATCCCGCGCAGCTCTGGCACGATCCATCCC